GTGGAAAAGACTGGGGATAAATTTCCTATCTGTCCATACGCAAAACAGGCTAGATTACGCAAACAAGTCAAAATACTCGTAGTTGATGACCATGAGGACTTTTTAAGACAAGTTACAGAGCAGGCAGGGGTTTTATTTCAAGAACGCTTAAAATTGATTATTCTAGCGTGTTCTGACATGGAAATGACATCCGATGAGCTACACGACTATATTCATGCTTTAAATCACGTTTATGTGCCTTTAAACACATATCTAATGGCATCCTACCCTGAAGATGAGGAAGAGGAGTTCATGGAGGGTGATTGGGAGCCAGACAACGAATTCTTTATGGTACTTATCCAACCATTCAAAGAACTAGAAGATGCCTCGGCACATCTAGATAAAATTGGATATTATAACAACTGGAGTCAGGATTATTTCTCTGACACCGTACTTAAACGACAATCATATAGGAGGTTGTATTATGGTAGGAATGAAAAAAAGATCAATGAAGAAGCGTTCCAAGAAAAAAGGAATGAAGAAAAAGAAAAAAAATAAGTAATGGCCAAAAAGAAAGCAATTCCAACTAACAAGGCACTGTATGCACGTGTAAAAGCAGAAGCGAAGCGTAAATTTAAGGTATATCCTTCAGCTTACGCTAATGGATGGCTTGTACGCACATACAAAAAACGTGGCGGTAAGTATAGGACTGCATAATGGCCAAACCATCAGGCGGATTAACAGCATGGTTTGGAAAAGGACCAAAAGGAGATTGGGTTGATATAGGCGCACCTAAGAAAAAGGGCCGATTTCAACCATGTGGCCGTAAATCAGCCAAAGGATCTAAGCGTAAATACCCTAAATGCGTGCCAAGATCAAAAGCAAGAAGCATGACAGCTTCACAAATTAAGTCTGCTGTCTCAAGAAAGCGATCAAAAGCGCAAGGAGTAGGCGGAAAACCAACTAATGTAGCAACTTTTAAAAGGAAAAGACGTAATGCCAAGAAAACTAAGTAAAAAACAGATGAAAATAGCTCGTGTTGCAGAGCCTAGAGACAAAATTACCAAAGCAGACTTTGACAAACTACGTAATCCTAAGAAATTACAAAGAAATAAAAAGAAATTCATGGTGGCGTAATGTCAATTACGTACAGAGGGGAAAGATTTTCTGGATATAACAAACCAAAACGTACCCCTGGTAAAAATAAAAAGTTTGCAGTCTTAGCAAAACAAGGAAAACAAGTAAAACTTATTAGATACGGAGATCCTAAGTTATCTATTAAGAAACAACAACCCAAAAGACGTAAATCATTTAGAGCTAGGCATAAGTGTGATACATCACCACCAGGTAAATTAACAGCAAGATACTGGTCTTGTAAGAATTGGTAACATGACACCTAAAGAATTAAAAAGAATAGTAAAGAGATTGCAAAGGCAATCTAGAATGAGACAACCAAAACGTAAAAACTTCTATTTCGATCAAAAAGGTGTTTTAGGTAAGGGGGTTGTTAAGAAATATTCTGGCTCATCAATCAACGAATTGATGAAGAAATTTTATGGAAAGAGTACAAGAGCATGAAACATGGAGGAAAAAGAGAGGGAGCTGGTAGGCCCAGAGGTGTTAAAGCAGGAACGAAACGTGAACGCTTGGATAAAGCATTAGGTAAAGATGAAGTATCACCGTTGGACTACATGCTTAGAGTTCTTAACAACAAAGCATCAAGTCCTGAAAGAAAAATGTGGGCAGCAGAACGAGCTGCACCGTTTGTTCATTCTAGGCTCTCGTCTGTTAGTAATACTGTTACTGGGGATAGTGATAAGCCTGTGGCCGTCACAATCGGCTGGAGAAAGAAACGTGATTAGAGGTTTATTATCGGATATTAATAAAATAATTACGGCTAACTTACCTGCTAAATACATGGGTTTGTTAGAACAGACTGCTCCATCTATTGATAGTTTGATACCTAAAATAATTATGGCTGAAAGTTCTGGTGATCCTAACGCTGTAAATAAAAAAACTGGAGCTAAAGGTCTAATGCAGATCATGGATGAAACTGCAAAAGAACCTGGGTTTGGAGTTAAACCTTTAGAAGACCCCTTTGATCCTGTAGAAAACGTAAGATTTGGAACAGATTATTTTTCAGCAATGATGAATAAGTATGATAACGATGTTGTATCAGCTTTAGCTGCTTACAATATGGGTCCTACAAAAACAGACAAGTGGGTCAAAGCTGGATCTAAGTTTAATAATTTACCAAAAGAAACACAAAATTATATAAACAAAATTCTTAAATAATGGATATTGAAATACCGTATGAACCACGGCCATTGCAACAAGAACTACATAACAATCTAAAAAGATTTAACGTAATTTGTTGTCACCGTAGGTTTGGTAAAACAGTTTTTGCCGTCAATCATTTGATTATCACAGCTTGTGAAAAACCAAATGCCCGGCTTGCATACATAGCACCAACATATAGACAAGGTAAGGCAGTCGCTTACGACTATTTAAAAGAATATACAGAGCCTTTGATGAAGTTAGGTGGTAGCAAACATGAAACTGAACTGAAGATTGATCTTTGGAATGGTTCTAGAATACAAATCTTTGGTGCAGACAACCCAGACTCACTTCGAGGCCTTGGCTTTGATGGAGTGTGTTTGGATGAATTTGCCCTCATGTCACCTCGTACATGGACAGAAATTGTAAGACCAGCCATATCAGACAAACTAGGTTATGTGATATTTATTGGAACACCAATGGGTCACAACCATTTTTGGGATGTTTATGATTTAGCAAGAAGACGAGGTGGTGATTGGAAAGCTGTTTTGTATAGAGCATCTGAGTCTGGAGTTATTCCAGATGAAGAACTAGAAGAAGCAAAACTTACAATGCCAGAGGACCAGTTTGAACAGGAGTTTGAGGTGAGCTTTCAAGCTGCTGTCAGTGGTGCTTATTATGGCAAGCAAATACAAAAGGCAGAAAAAGAAAACCGTATAACGGATGTTGAATACGATAAAAATAGTGATGTAGAAACATGGTGGGATTTAGGTATCGGTGATTCAACCGCTATATGGTTTGCTCAAAGAATAGGTAAAGAAATACACCTAATAGATTATTATGAAACTTCAGGAGAAGCACTTGCACATTACGCAAATGTTTTAGAAGAAAAATCATATAACTACGGAAGACACGTTGCACCGCATGATATTGTTGCACGTGAACTTGGAACAGGTAAATCAAGATTAGAGGTTGCAAGAGAACTGGGAATTAATTTTGATATTTGTCCTAAGTTAGAAGTTCAACATGGAATCGAGTCTGTGAGAAACACACTTGATGATTGTTGGTTTGATAAAAACAAATGTAGAGCTGGTATTGAATGTTTGCGCCAATACCGTAAAGAGTATGACGATAGGATGCAGACATTTAAAAACAAACCACTACACGATTGGAGTTCACATGGAGCAGACGCATTTCGCTATGGCTGTGCAATTGATCCAGGAACTGCTAGTCAATGGACAACAGAAATAAATATTGATACAAGGTATATAGTATAATGGCAAAAGGAAAACCCTTAACAGAACCAGAAGTAGCAGCAATACTACAATCAGAGATACAATCATCATTAGGATATATTGGATCTGATATAACAAACCAAAGACAAAAATCACTTGAGTATTACTTTGGTGAACCATTTGGAAATGAACAAGAAGGTAGATCACAAGTAGTTTCAACAGACGTTAGTGATGTTGTGGAAAGTATTTTACCTACATTACTGAGAACATTTGCAGCTAGTGACGAAGTTGTAAAATGTGATCCTGTTTCTGCTGAAGATGAAGAAGTTGCGCAACAGGCAACTGACTACCTTAACTATGTTTTTAACAAAGACAATGATGGTTTTGTTTCACTATACACAATATTTAAAGATGCACTTATACAAAAAAACGGTATTGCAAAGATATACTGGGATACTAATGAAAAACGTGAACAGGAAACTTATGAAAAATTAAGTGACGATGAATACACCATGCTTATTGATGAAGAGGGAGTAGAAGTCAAAGAGCATTCTGAGTATCCAGACCAAAAAGCACTTGATGCAAAAGAAGCGTTGATGGAACAAAGTGATGATCCATTAATTATGGAGCAACTAGAAAATGTTCCAACTCCTATGTTGCATGATTGTGTTATTATTAGAAAAGAAAGTTATGGTAAAGTAAAAATAGAAGCCATACCACCTGAAGAGTTTTTAATTGAAAGAAGAGCAAAAAGTATTCAAGATGCAAACTTTGTTGCACACCGTACAACACAGACTAGAACACAACTTATCGAAGCTGGTTTTGACGCAGATGTAATTTATAAACTACCAACCGATGTTGCAGATAAATACAACGAAGAAAAAATTACACGTTATAGAAATTTAGACTACGACTATGAAAGTAATTCAGGTGAAGAGTCAACCGATGAAATAACTATATTTGAGTGTTATGCAAAAATAGATGTTGAAGGTGACGGTGTTGCCAAGTTAAGAAAAATTACCATGGCAGGTGTTGGAGGTTATGTAATACTTGATGATGAATTATGTGACAGCGTACCTTTTGTTTCTGTAACACCGATTATGGTTCCACATAGATTCTTTGGTAGATCAGTTTCTGAAATGACTGAGGACTTACAACTTATTAAATCCACAGTAATGAGACAGTTGTTGGATAATATGTATCTTACAAACAACAACAGAGTTGCAGTGATGGATGGTCAAGTAAACCTTGATGACTTATTAACTAATAGACCTGGTGGTGTTGTAAGAACTAAAGGCGCACCTGGTCAGGTTATGATGCCAATGCAAACACAGACCATTAACCAACAGGCATTTCCATTACTTGAATACCTAGACACTGTAAGAGAACAACGCACAGGTATCACAAGATACTCTCAGGGTATGGATGCTGACTCACTAAATAAAACAGCAACAGGTGTTAATGTTATTTTAACACAAGCACAAATGAGAGTAGAGTTGAT